CTGGCTGAAGAAGGGATACCGCTGGTGGAAGTTCCGCAGACGGTCCGCAATCTGTCAGAGGCCATGAAGGAAACGGAATCACTGGTCTATGCCGGGCGTTTCCATCACAGCAATCATCCGGTCATGAACTGGATGATGTCTAACGTTACGGTGAAACCGGACAAAAACGACAATATTTTCCCGAATAAATCCACGCCGGAAGCCAAAATCGACGGTCCTGTTGCGATGTTTACAGCAATGAGCCGGATGCTGGTCAATGGCGGTGAACCGGAGCCGGATCTGTCTGAACACCTGATTAGTGTTGGTATCCGCTCGCTTTAACCGAGGGCATTATGTTTCTGATAATTCTCACGCCACTGGTGGGTGTGCTGGGGGCGCTTTTGCTGTCGTATGGTGCCTGGCTGATTTATCCCCCGTCGGGTTTTGTTGTTGCCGGGGCGCTGTGTCTGTGCTGGTCGTGGCTGGTTGCGCGTTATCTCGATCGCGGTCAGCGGGTCGCCTCCGGAGGTGAGTAATGTTTTTCCAGGGGCTTTTTCAACGCAAAAATAACACTCCCGTTACAACACCCGGGATGCTTGCGGAAGAGTTGGGATTGTCATACGACACCTATACCGGAAAGCGGATCAGCAGTCAGCGGGCCATGCGGCTGACGGCGGTGTATTCCTGCGTCAGAGTGCTGGCGGAGTCTGTTGGTATGCTGCCCTGTAGCCTCTACAAAATCACCGGCACCCTTAAAACACGGGCGGTGGATGAACGACTGCATAAGCTGATTTCGGCAAAACCCAATGGCTACATGACACCGCAGGAATTCTGGGAACTGGTCATTGTCTGCCTGTGTTTGCGGGGGAATTTTTACGCTTACAAGGTGAAGGCGCTGGGAGAAGTGGTGGAGCTTCTTCCGATAGATCCGGGTTGTGTGGAGCCGAAGCTGAACTGTCAGTGGCAGCCGGTTTATCAGGTGACGTTTCCGGATGGTTCCGTGGATGTGCTGACCCAGGATGAAATCTGGCATGTGCGTACTCTGACGCTGGACGGACTGGTCGGGCTGAATCCCATTGCGTATGCGCGTGAGGCCATTTCACTGGCAGCGGCAACCGAGGAGCACGGCGCCAGGTTGTTTGGTAACGGTGCTGTGACATCCGGTGTGTTGCGTACGGAACAAAAGCTCACGCCGGATGCTTATGAGCGCATGAAGAGGGATTTTGAGGAGCGTCATCTTGGGCTGGGTAATGCGCACCGTCCGATGATTCTGGAAATGGGGCTGGACTGGAAGCCGGTGGCACTGAATGCCGAGGACAGCCAGTTCCTGGAAACCCGCAAGTTTCAGTTGGAAGAAATCTGTCGTCTTTTCCGCGTGCCACTGCATATGGTGCAGAACACTGACCGCGCCACCTTCAACAATATTGAAGAGCTGGGGCTTGGCTTCATTAACTATTCCCTTGTGCCGTATCTGACCCGTATTGAACAGCGGATCAATACAGGGCTGGTGAGGGAGAGTAAAAAGGGAAAATTTTACGCCAAATTTAATGCCGGGGCGTTGTTGCGTGGTGACATGAAATCCCGCTTTGAAGCGTATGCCACGGGGATCAACTGGGGGATTTATTCCCCTAATGACTGCCGTGATCTGGAAGATATGAATCCCCGACCGGGCGGTGATGTGTATCTGACACCGATGAACATGACCACCAGTCCCTCTGCTGGCGATGACAACGGTAAGAAAAAGGAGAGTGGAGATGCAGACAAAACAGCGTCTTGATATACCGCTGAACCTGAAATCCGTCAGTGATTCCGGGGAATTTGAAGGTTACGGTTCTGTTTTTGGTGTTAAGGACAGCCACGATGATGTGGTGGTCCCCGGAGCCTTTACCACAACACTCCAGAAATGGAGCGAAAAAAAGGCGCTGCCTGCGTTGCTCTGGCAGCACCGCATAGATGAGCCCATCGGTGTGTACACCGAAATGAAAGAAGATGATGTCGGGCTTTATGTCAGGGGACGATTACTCATTGATGATGATCCCCTGGCAAAACGTGCACATGCCCATATGAAGGCCGGTTCTTTAACCGGCCTTTCTATTGGCTACATCCTGAAAGACTGGGAGTACGACCGTGAAAAAGGGGTATTCCTGCTGAAAGAGATCGACCTGTGGGAGGTCAGTCTGGTGACGTTTCCTTCCAATGATGAGGCTCGCATCAGCGATGTGAAAAATGCGCTGGCGCGTGGGGAGATCCCTGATCAGAAAATCATTGAGCGGGTCCTGCGCGATGTTGGACTTTCGCGAACCCAGGCCAAAGCATTCATGGCCGGGGGATACGGCGCTTTATCCCTGCGTGATGCTGAGGATGTGGATGCCGCACTGAATGCATTGAAAAATCTTAAATTTTAACCAGGAGTAAATAATGGCTGTTGATATTAAAGACGTTGAACAGGTCGCGCAGGATTTGCAGCAGAAGTTTGACGATTTTAAGGCAAAAAACGACAAGCGCATTGACGCGATCGAACAGGAAAAAAGCAAGCTGGCCGAACAGGTGGAAAGCCTGAACGGGCAAATCAGCGAGCTGGAGAACCTGAAAAGCGACCTGGAAAAAGAGCTGGCAGACATCAAGCGTCCGGCAGGCGGCACGCAAAATAAAGTTGCCGGTGAACACAAAGAAGCGTTTATCGGATTTATGCGCAAGGGGCGTGAAGACGGTCTGCGTGAACTTGAACGTAAGGCGCTTCAGGTAGGTAATGATGAAGATGGTGGTTATGCCATTCCGGAAGAACTGGATCGTACCATCCTGACGCTGCTGAAAGATGAGGTGGTGATGCGCCAGGAAGCCACTGTGATCACCCTCGGTGGCTCGGATTATAAAAAACTGGTGAATCTGGGCGGCACTAAGTCCGGATGGGTGGGGGAAACGGATACGCGTCCGGAAACCGCCACCTCAAAACTGGGGCTGATTGAACCTTTTATGGGGGAAATCTACGGCAACCCGCAGGCTACCCAGAAAATGCTCGATGATGCTTTTTTCAATGTGGAAGACTGGATCAACAGTGAACTGGCGCTGGAATTTGCCGAACAGGAAGAAATTGCCTTTACCAGTGGCGACGGCAGCAAAAAACCAAAAGGTTTTCTGGCTTATGAGTCCACCGATGAAGATGACAAGACCCGTGCGTTTGGCAAACTTCAGCACATCGCTTCCGGTTCGGCTTCTGGCGTGACCGCTGATGCGATCATTAAACTGATTTACACCCTGCGCAAGGCGCACCGTAGCGGCGCGAAGTTCATGATGAATAACAGCAGCCTGTTTGCCATTCGCCTGCTGAAGGATAACGACGGAAATTATCTGTGGCGTCCGGGCATTGAGCTGGGTCAGCCTTCTTCACTGGCGGGGTATGGCATCGTTGAGAATGAGCAGATGCCGGATATTGCTGCCGATGCAAAAGCCATTGCGTTTGGTAACTTCAAACGCGGCTATACCATTGTTGATCGCATCGGTACCCGTATCCTGCGTGACCCGTACACCAACAAACCGTTTGTGGGCTTTTATACCACCAAGCGAACCGGCGGTATGCTGGTGGATTCTCAGGCGATTAAGCTGATGAAAATTGGGGCCGCAACCCGCCAGAAAGCCGCGGCGTAATGCGGTTTTTTATGCCCGCACAGTGTTGCGGGCAGGAGTTTCTGATGGCAGCAATAGTGGAAAAACTCAGGGCGCAGTGCCGTATTGATACAGATGATGCAACTGATGATGAGTTACTGATGCTGTATTTCCGGGCTGCCTGCCGCAAGGCAGAAAATTTTATCAACCGTAAGCTTTATGAGGAGACGGTGCCGGAAGGTGATCCTGACGGGGTGCTTATAGCTGATGATGTTTTGCTGGCGCTCATGTTGCTGGTCGGACACTGGTACGAAAACCGGGAAAATTCCTCAGATGTCAGCAAGGCACCAGTCCCGTTTGGTTTTTCTTCTCTGCTGGAGCCTTATCGTTTTATTCCTTTGTAGGAGGAACCATGCAGGCGGGCAGATTACGTGATCGCGTAACTATTCTGAATGTCACCACCGCCCGCTCTCCGTCAGGGCATCCGGTGGAGACGGTGACGGAGGGAGCTACCGTATGGGCAGAAGTTAAGGGTATCAGCGGGAGGGAGATAATCTCAGGCGGAGCAGAAACCGCTCAGGCTACGGTCAGAGTCTGGATGAGATTCCGGCGCGATGTGACAGCGACTTCACGTCTGAAAGTGCTGACCGGTGCATTTAAAGGGGCCATTCTGGGTATAGAAGGTCCACCAATACCGGATGCACGCGCCACCCGGCTTGAAATACTCTGCAGCCTGAAGGGGAATGTGTGATGGATTTCAGTCTTGATTTTTCCGGCCTGGCGGATATTGCACGGGATCTGGAGACGCTCAGCAGGGCAGAAAACAATAAGGTTCTGCGCGATGCCACCCGTGCCGGTGCTGAAGTTATGCGGGATGCAGTTGTTGAACGTGCGCCGGAGCGAACCGGGAAACTGAAGAAAAATGTGGTTGTTCTCACTCAGCGTTCAAAGCGTCGGGGGGAAATTATCTCGGGTGTCCACATTCGCGGACGGAACCTGCGAACCGGAAACAGTGATGACAGCATGAAAGCCAGCGATCCCCGAAATGCGTTTTACTGGCGCTTTGTGGAGCTGGGAACGATAAACATGCCCGCGCATCCATTCATTCGCCCGGCTTTCGATACGACAGAGGAGCTGGCGGCGCAGGTTGCCATACAGCGAATGAATCAGGCTATTGATGAGGTCTTAAGTAAATGAGGGAGGCCACACTGTATTCCCTGCTGTCTCAGCTGGCCGGAGGACAGGTATATCCTTATGTGGTCCCGCTGACGGAGGGAAAGCCTGCGGTATCTCCGCCGTGGCTGGTGTTTTCTGTGGTGTCTGACACGGCGTCTGATGTGCTTGATGGTCAGGCTGAATCCAGAATTGTCGTGCAGATCGATGTCTGGGCGACGGTACCTGATGACGCAGATGATATTCGTGAGCAGGCGCTTGATGCAGTAAGGAAACTGGCACCTTCCGTTATTTCTAAAACGCAGGGTTATGATCCTGACTCCCGTCTGAGCAGAGCCACGCTTGAATTTCAGGTAATAGCCTGAGGTCGTTAATGATTTTACCCACCCGCCGCTGGCGGGTTTTTTATTTTCAGGAGACGAGTATGTCCTCTAATTTTGAGCGTTCGCAACTGACGAAAATTATGATTTCGTCTGCACCGGTAACAGCAGAAACCCTGGATTCTGCCAGCTATCTTGGCCTGAGCTGTACAATCAAAGAGGTGCAGTTTACCGCAGGACAAAAGCAGGATATTGATGTCACCACGCTGTGTTCTGTTGAGCAGGAAAATATTAACGGTCTTGGTGCCGCGTCAGAGATTTCCATGTCAGGCAACTTTTACCTCAATGCTGCCCAGAACGCGTTGCGCAGTGCCTATGACAATGACACCACGTATGGCTTTAAAGTTATTTTTCCGTCAGGAAACGGATTTACCTTTATGGCAGAGGTGCGTCAGCATACCTGGTCTGCAGGAACCAATGGTGTTGTGGCTGCAACGTTTTCCCTGCGCCTGAAAGGTAAACCTGTGCTGACGACAGAGCCGCTGAAAGTGAAGGTCGATTTAAACAGCACGCTGCAGGTTTCTGCCGGAGCGAAACTCGAAATGGTGGTTGAGGCTGCCGGTGGTGTGCCGCCTTATTCTTATGTCTGGAAGAAAGGTAGTTCTCCTGTTTCCGGACAGACGGCGGCAACGTTCAGTAAGGCATCAGCAGCATCTGGTGATGCCGGTGCGTATACCTGCGAGATTTCTGATTCAGCAAGCCCGGTTAACAAAGTGACCTCCACTTCCTGCACTGTAACCGTCAGTTAATGAGGATGGATGTGATGACTAAAAATATCCGTAATCTGGCACTGGCAACGATGTCGGGGTTTCGCCATAAAACCGTTGATGTGCCTGAATGGGAGGGAGCAACGGTTGTATTACGGGAACCTTCTGCAGAAGCCTGGTTGCGCTGGCAGGAGATCGTTAAAGCCAGGGAAGATGATACATCGCCATCTGTTGCAGAGCGTGCCCGCCGAAATCTGGAGGCGGACGTTGAACTGTTCATTGATGTTCTGTGTGATACCGGACTGCAACCTGTATTTTCAGAGGATGATCGTGAACAGGTGATTGCCGTGTATGGCCCGGTGCATGCGCGGCTTCTTCGGCAGTCTCTGGAACTGATCAGTGATGCCGGAGAGGTTAAAAAAAAGTAGCGCTTCCGGGGATGCGTTTTCTGATGATGCTGGCGCTCAGGATGGGGCGCACATTGTCAGAGTTACGCCGGGAAATGTCCGCATCAGAAATCATGATGTGGGCAGAATTTGACAGGTTCAGCCCGCTGGGAGACGAACGGGCTGATATCCGGGCTGCCCAGATTGTTTCAGCTGTTTACGGTGCGCAGGGGGTCAAAGTGCCACTGAATGATGCGCTTCTTCAGTGGGAGAAGGAGCAGACAGAAGGCGTATCAGATCCATTTGCCGGACTGGAAAACGCGCTTTTAATAGTGTCTCAGTGAGTCAACATAACCGCTTCGGCGGTTTTTTTTTCGTCCGGAGAATGAGTGTGGCGACATTACGTGAACTGATTATTAAAATCTCGGCAAATTCCCGGTCATTCCAGTCAGAGATCTCCCGGGCTTCGCGTATGGGGCAGGATTACTACCGTACCATGCAGAACGGAGGCCGGCAGTCCGCTGCTGCATCCCGTGAAATGCGGCGTGCACTGGCAGAAGTGACGGATCAGATAAATACAGCTAAATCTTCGGCACTGAATATGGCGGGGGCATTTGCCGGGGCTTTTGCTACCGGTCATCTTATTTCTCTCGCCGATGAGTGGAATTCAGTAAATGCCCGTCTGAAGCAGGCCTCACAGTCCAGTGATGATTTTCAGGCATCACAGCGTGAATTAATGGCGATCAGCCAGAGAACGGGGACGGCGTTTTCTGATAACGCCAGCCTTTTTGCCCGTTCTGCAGCTTCCATGCGGGAGTATGGTTACAGTTCTGAGGAGGTACTGAAAGTCACCGAGGCGATCTCCACGGGCCTGAAATTATCCGGTGCCAGTACAGCAGAAGCCAGTTCGGTGATCACGCAGTTCAGTCAGGCACTGGCGCAGGGAGTGCTGCGCGGTGAAGAGTTTAACTCGGTGAATGAGAACGGCGATCGTGTTATTCGTGCGCTGGCTGCGGGAATGGGGGTTGCCCGTAAGGATCTGAAGGCCATGGCGGATAACGGAAAGTTGACCGCCGATAAGGTTGTTCCTGCACTGATTAGTCAGCTTGGGGCATTACGTGATGAATATGCGGCAATGCCTGATACGGTTTCATCCTCTGCAACCAAAGTTGAAAACGCCTTTATGGCCTGGGTTGGTGGTGCGAACGAGGCAAGCGGAGTGACGAAGACGCTCTCCGGTGTGCTGAATGGTATTGCAGGCAATATTGACACTGTGGCAACCGCTGCCGGTGCTCTGGTTGCCGTCGGGGTAGCCCGATATTTTGGCAATATGGCGTCTTCTGCTGGATCTGCAACTGCCGGATTAATTACTGCAGCCAGAAACGAAGTGGCTCTTGCGGAAGCGCAGCTCCGGGGGACACAGATAGCAACAGCCAGGGCGCGTGCGGCGGTTTATCGTGCGCAACAGGCGGTTGTTGCTGCTCGCGGTACCGAAAGGCAGGCAGCCGCAGAAGCGAAACTGGCTGCTGCCCAGGCATCACTTACCCGTAATATTGCGGCCAGAACAGCAGCACAGACAACGCTGAATACTGTCACGTCAGTGGGAAGTCGTCTGTTAAGTGGAGCACTGGGACTGGTTGGTGGGGTGCCGGGGCTTGTCATGCTGGGGGCCGCGGCCTGGTACACGATGTATCAGAATCAGGAGCAGGCCAGAGAATCTGCACGCCAGTATGCCGCAACAATCGACGAAATTCGCCAGAAAACGTCGGCAATGTCGCTTCCTGAAGCGTCAGATAATGAGGAAAAGACGCGGCAGGCACTGGAGGAACAAAATCGCCTGATTAGCGAACAGGAAGGAAAAATTCGCGGACTGAAAAATCAAATTGCTGATTATCAACGTTGGCTTGATGAAAGTTCGCAGAGTGGTTCGGGTGCTGAAATCATCCTTAAAGGGCTTGCCGAAGCAACAAATCAACTGGCAGTTGAACAATCCCGTCTCACTCAAATGCAGGGCAAAGCGCAATCTATTCAGGATGTGCTTGCCGGGCTGGAGGAGCGACGGGTGGCGTTGATCCGTCAACAGGCGGCGGAACAAAACAAAGCGTATCAGTCCCTGTTGATCATGAATGGGCAGCATACCGAGTTTAATCGCCTTCTTGGGCTTGGTAATGAATTACTTCAGCAGCGACAGGGGCTGGTGAATGTACCGTTACGGCTACCACAGGCAACCCTGGATGATAAACAGCAGACCGCACTGAATAACAGCAAGCGCGAACTGGCTCTGTCCCGCCTTAAGGGGGAAGCGCGTGAGCGTGCCCGACTGGGCTATGCTGCGGATGATCTCGGCTTTGTGGGAGAGGCGTATCAGACAGCCAGACAGAATTATATCAATAACTCACTGGATGCCTGGCGAAATAACCAGGCAAATAAACCCAAAACGCATAAAAAGACCGAAGCGGAAAAAACAGAAGATATTTATAAACGGCTGATTAAACAGCAAAAAGAACAGATAGCACTGGCAGGGCAGAATACTGAACTGGCTAAGATGAAATATCAGGTCAGTCAGGGCGAATTATCAACCTTATCAGAAGCGCAGAAACAAACCCTTTTACAGAATGCAGCACTCATCGACCAGAAAAAAATTCGTGAGCAAATTGCTGCTTATGAAAGCAGCCTGGCGGACAGTAACGCCAGTGTCAGGGCATCAAATGAGGCTCAGTTGTTAGGGTATGGAGACGGAACACGAATACGTGAGCGGCTTCAGGAAATGTGGAACATCCGACAGGAGTTTGAGCAGAAAAATAATGAGTTGCTGAGACAGTACCAGACCGGAGAAATCGAAGAAGCCCTGTGGAAACAGGAAAAAACGCTGAATGAAAAATATCTGGAGGAGCGTCTCAACGATCAGCAGGATTATTATGCAAAGGCCGATGCTTTACGCAGTAACTGGAATGCCGGGCTCAAAGAGGGGCTGACGAACTGGGCAGACAGTGCCACTGATTATGCTTCACAAGCGGCAGATGCGGTCGTTTCCACTATGGATGGTCTGGTTTCAAATATTTCTGAGGCACTGGCCGGAAACGTTGTGGACTGGAGAAACTGGGGGAGTTCGATCCTTCAGGAAGTTTCAAAAATCCTGATGAACGCGGCAATTGTTAACGGGCTGAAATCACTCTCCGGGACAATGTCGGGAGCGGGGGGATGGATTGGTAGTGTTGGCGACTGGCTTTCCGGTGCAGTAGCGAACGCAAAAGGCGGTGTTTACACATCGGCAAATCTGAGTGCTTACAGTAACACCATTGTGGACACGCCGACGTACTTTGCTTTTGCGAAAGGTGCCGGGCTGATGGGGGAAGCCGGACCTGAAGCTATCATGCCGCTTACGCGGGCAGCGGACGGTTCTCTTGGGGTCAGGGCTATTGGCAATGTGAATGGTGGTGGCGGATTTGTCTATTCTCCCGTGTATCACATCAATATTCAGAATAAAGGGAGCAATGGCGAGATTGATACGCAGTCAGCCAGGGGGCTGGTGGATCTGATCGACAGCAGGGTTGTGTCAATTATGCAGTCATCACGTCGGGACGGAGGATTATGCAGTGCCTGAACCTGAAGTTTTTAACTGGATCCCCCGCGAGGGGATGGAGACGACACGAAAGCCATCTGTTATTACAGTAAAGTTCGGTGACGGATATGAACAGCGACGGGCTGGTGGTCTGAATGCGGATCTGAAAACCTTTAAACCGGTATTTCGTGTCACAGATGAATATTCCCGCGCCGCGCTGGACAGTTTTTTATCCCGTCATGCCGGGATGCGTGCTTTTTTGTGGCGCCCGCCAAAACACAACAGGACTGTCAGGGTTGTCTGCAGGGAGTGGAGTACTTCGGATAATGCCATGTATACCGATTTTAACTGTACCTTTGAAGAGGTCACTCACTGATGCAGGATATACAACAGGAAACACTGAATGAGTGTACAAAAGCGGAGCAATCCGCACTGGTCGTGCTCTGGGAAGTCGATCTGACAGAAGTCGGTGGCGAGCGTTATTTTTTCTGTAATGAGCAGAACGAAAAAGGTGAGTCAGTCACCTGGCAGGGGCGGCAGTATCAGGCGTATCCCATTCAGGGGAGCGGATTTGAGATGAACGGCAAAGGAGCCAGTGCCAGACCAACACTGAAAGTATCTAATCTGCACGGTATGGTCACCGGTATGGCGGAAGATCTGCAGAGTCTGGTCGGCGGAACGGTGGTCCGGCGTAAGGTTTACGCCCGTTTTCTGGATGCGGTGAACTTCGTCAACGGAAACAGCGACGCCGATCCGGAGCAGGAGGTGATCAGTCGCTGGCGCATCGAGCAGTGCAGCGAACTGAGCGCGGTCAGTGCCTCCTTTGTACTGTCCACGCCGACGGAAACGGACGGCGCTGTTTTTCCGGGACGTATCATGCTGGCCAACACCTGCACCTGGACCTATCGCGGTGATGAGTGCGGTTATAACGGTCCGGCTGTCGCGGATGAATATGACCAGCCGACGTCCGATATCACGAAGGATAAATGCAGCAAATGCCTAAGCGGCTGTAAGTTTCGCAATAACGTCGGCAACTTTGGAGGCTTCCTTTCCATTAACAAACTTTCGCAGTAAATCCCATGACAGAGACAGAATCAGCGATTCTGGCGCACGCCCGGCGATGTGCGCCAGCGGAGTCGTGCGGCTTCGTGGTGAGAACGCCGGAGGGGGAAAGATATTTTCCCTGCGTGAATATCTCCGGTGAGCCGGAGGATTATTTCCGGATGTCGCCGGAGGACTGGCTGCAGGCAGAAATGCAGGGTGAGATTGTGGCGCTGGTCCACAGTCATCCCGGTGGTCTGCCCTGGCTGAGTGAGGCTGACCGACGGCTGCAGGTGCAGAGTGATTTGCCATGGTGGCTGGTCTGCCGGGGGGCGATTCATAAGTTCCGCTGTGTGCCGCATCTCACCGGGCGGCGCTTTGAGCACGGGGTGACGGACTGTTACACGCTGTTCCGGGATGCTTACCATCTGGCGGGGATTGAGATGCCGGATTTTCATCGCGGGGATGACTGGTGGCGTAACGGTCAGAATCTCTATCTTGACAATATGGAGGCAACGGGTTTTTACCGTGTCGCACTGACAGAGACGCAGCCGGGCGATGTGCTGCTGTGCTGCTTTGGTTCATCGGTGCCGAATCATGCCGCCATTTACTGTGGTGACGGCGAGCTGCTGCACCATATTCCTGAACAACTGAGCAAACGAGAGAGGTATACCGACAAATGGCAGCGACGCACACACTCCCTCTGGCGTCACCAGGCATGGCTCGCATCTGCCTTTACGGGGATTTACAACGATTTGGCCGCCGTATCGACCTTCGTGTGAAAACGGGAGCCGAAGCTATCCGGGCACTGGCCACACAGCTCCCGGCGTTTCGTCAGAAACTGAATGACGGCTGGTATCAGGTGCGCATTGCCGGGCGTGATGCAGGCGAAAACGAATTATCTGCCCGTCTTAATGAATCGCTGGCAAATGGTGCCGTGATCCACATCGTGCCGCGTCTGGCGGGAGCTAAAAGTGGCGGTGTGTTTCAGGCTGTGCTGGGGGCGGCGCTGATTGCGGTGGCATGGTGGAACCCTGTGGGCTGGCTGGGTGCCGCGGCTGTATCGGGCATGTATGCGGCAGGGGCCAGTATGATCCTGGGCGGTGTGGCTCAGATGCTGGCACCGAAAGCCAGAACTCCCCGCACACAGACAACGGATAACGGTAAGCAGAACACCTATTTCTCCTCACTGGATAACATGGTTGCCCAGGGCAATGTTATGCCTGTTCTGTATGGTGAAATGCGCGTGGGGTCACGTGTGGTTTCTCAGGAGATCAGCACGGCAGATGAAGGGGACGGTGGTCAGGTTGTGGTGATTGGCCGCTGATGCAAAATGTTTTATGTGAAACCGCCCTCCGGGCGGTTTTGTCGTTTATGGAGCATGACGAATGGGCAAAGGAAGCAGTAAGGGGCATACCCCGCGCGAAGCAAAGGACAACCTGAAATCCACGCAGTTGCTGAGTGTGATCGATGCCATCAGCGAAGGGCCGATTGAAGGTCCGGTGGATGGATTAAAAAGCGTGCTGCTGAACAGTACGCCGGTGCTGGACAGTGAGGGGAATGCCAATATCTCCGGCGTCACGGTGGTGTTCCGGGCAGGTGAGCAGGAGCAGACTCCGCCGGAGGGATTTGAATCCTCCGGCTCCGAGACGGTGCTGGGTACGGAAGTGAAATACGACACGCCGATCACCCGGACTATCACGTCTGCAAATATCGACCGTCTGCGCTTTACCTTCGGTGTGCAGGCACTGGTGGAAACCACTTCAAAGGGGGACCGGAATCCGTCGGAAGTCCGCCTGCTGGTTCAGATACAGCGTAACGGTGGCTGGGTGACGGAAAAAGACATCACCATTAAGGGCAAAACCACCTCGCAGTATCTGGCCTCGGTGGTGGTGGGTAACCTGCCGCCGCGCCCGTTCAACATCCGGATGCGCAGGATGACGCCGGACAGCACCACAGACCAGCTGCAGAACAAAACGCTCTGGTCGTCATACACCGAAATCATCGATGTGAAACAGTGCTACCCGAACACGGCACTGGTCGGCGTGCAGGTGGACTCGGAGCAGTTCGGTAGCCAGCAGGTGAGCCGTAATTATCATCTTCGCGGGCGCATTCTGCAGGTGCCATCGAACTATAACCCGCAGACGCGGCAATACAGCGGTATCTGGGACGGAACGTTTAAGCCAGCATACAGCAACAACATGGCCTGGTGTCTGTGGGATATGCTGACCCACCCGCGCTACGGCATGGGGAAACGTCTTGGTGCGGCGGATGTGGATAAATGGGCGCTGTATGTCATCGGCCAGAATTGTGACCAGTCGGTGCCGGACGGCTTTGGTGGCACGGAGCCGCGCATCACCTGTAACGCTTACCTGACCACGCAGCGTAAGGCGTGGGATGTTCTCAGCGATTTCTGCTCGGCGATGCGCTGTATGCCGGTATGGAACGGGCAGACGCTGACGTTCGTGCAGGACCGACCGTCGGATAAGGTGTGGACCTATAACCGCAGTAATGTGGTGATGCCGGATGATGGCGCGCCGTTCCGCTACAGCTTCAGCGCCCTGAAAGACCGCCATAATGCCGTTGAGGTGAACTGGATTGACCCGAACAACGGCTGGGAGACGGCGACAGAGCTTGTGGAGGATACGCAGGCCATTGCCCGTTACGGTCGTAACGTCACGAAGATGGATGCTTTTGGTTGTACCAGCCGGGGGCAGGCACACCGCGCCGGGCTGTGGCTGATTAAAACAGAACTGCTGGAAACGCAGACCGTGGACTTCAGCGTGGGCGCAGAAGGGCTTCGCCATGTACCGGGCGATGTCATTGAAATCTGTGATGATGACTATGCCGGTATCAGCACCGGTGGGCGCGTGCTGGCGGTGAACAGCCAGACCCGGACGCTGACGCTCGACCGTGAAATCACGCTGCCATCCTCCGGTACCACGCTGATAAGCCTGGTTGACGGAAGTGGTAATCCGGTCAGCGTGGAGGTTCAGTCCGTCACCGACGGACTTAAGGTGAAAGTGAACCGTGTTCCTGACGGCGTTGCAGAATACAGTGTGTGGGGGCTGAAGTTGCCGACGTTGCGTCAGCGCCTGTTCCGCTGTGTGAGTATCCGTGAGAACGATGACGGCACGTATGCCATCACTGCCGTGCAGCATGTACCGGAAAAAGAAGCCATCGTGGATAACGGGGCGCACTTTGACGGCGACCAGAGCGGCACGGTGAATGGTGTCACGCCGCCAGCGGTGCAGCACCTGACCGCCGAAGTCACCGCAGACAGCGGGGAATATCAGGTGCTGGCGCGCTGGGACACGCCGAAGGTGGTGAAGGGCGTGAGCTTCCTGCTCCGTCTGACCGTAACAGCGGATGACGGCAGTGAGCGGCTGGTCAGCACGGCCCGGACGACGGAAACCACATACCGATTCACGCAACTGGCGCTGGGGAACTACAGGCTGACAGTCCGGGCGGTAAATGCGTGGGGGCAGCAGGGCGATCCGACGTCGGTATCGTTCCGGATTGCCGCACCGGCAGCACCGTCGAGGATTGAGCTGACGCCGGGCTATTTTCAGATAACCGCCACGCCGCATCTTGCCGTTTATGACCCGACGGTACAGTTTGAGTTCTGGTTCTCGGAAAAGCGGATTACCGATATCAGGCAGGTTGAAACCACAGCCCGCTATCTTGGTACGGCGCTGTACTGGATAGCCGCCAGTATCAATATCAAACCGGGCCATGATTATTACTTTTATATCCGCAGTGTGAACACCGTTGGCAAATCGGCATTCGTGGAGGCCGTCGGTCGGGCGAGCGATGATGCGGAAGGTTACCTGGATTTTTTCAAAGGCAAGATAACCGAATCCCATCTCGGCAAGGAGCTGCTGGAAAAAGTCGAGCTGACGGAGGATAACGCCAGCAAACTGGAGGAGTTTTCGAAAGAGTGGAAGGACGCCAACGATAAATGGAATGCCATGTGGGGCGTCAAAATTGAGCAGACCGAAGACGGCAGGCATTATGTCGCGGGGCTTGGCCTCAGCATGGAGGATACGGAGGAAGGCAAACTGAGCCAGTTCCTGGTTGCCGCTAACCGTATCGCGTTTATTGATCCGTCTAATGGCAACACGCGACCAATGTTTGTTGGTCAGGGCGATCAGATATTCATGAACGACGTGTTCCTGAAGCGTCTGACGGCCCCGACCATCACCAGCGGCGGTAATCCTCCTGCATTTTCCCTGACGCCGGACGGGCGGCTGACGGCGAAAAATGCCGATATCAGCGGTAACGTGAATGCGAACTCCGGGACGCTCAACAACGTCACGATTAACGAGAACTGTCGGGTTCTGGGAAAACTGTCCGCGAACCAGATTGAAGGCGATCTCGTTAAAACAGTGGGCAAAGCTTTCCCCCGGGACTCCCGTGCTCCGGAGCGGTGGCCATCAGGGACCATTACCGTCAGGGTTTATGACGATCAGCCGTTTGACCGGCAAATTGTTATTCCAGCGGTGGCTTTCAGCGGCGCCAGACATGAGCGGGAGAATAGCGATACTTATTCGTCATGCCGCCTGATAGTGAAGAAAAACGGGGCTGAAATTTATAACCGAACGGCTCTGGATAATACTCTGATTTACACAGGTGTTATTGATATGCCTGCAGGCAGTGGCGTAATGACACTGGAGTTTTCTGTATCAGCATGGTGGGTAAATAACTGGTATCCCACAGCAAGTATCAGCGATTTGCTGGTTGTTGTGATGAAGAAAGCTACTGCAGGCATCACGATTAGCTGAATTTTATAACCCAGATACGGGCGCCAGAAATGGCGCCTTTTTTATTGCAGAAAAGCGAGAGGTAATTATGCGTAAATTATGTGCTGTTATTCTGTCCGCAGTAGTCTGGCTGGTTGCCGCTGGTACGCCAGCGAGCGCAGCAGAGCATCAGTCCACACTAAGCGCCGGGTATCTTCAGACCCATACTGATATGCCAGGCAGCGATGACCTGAAGGGCATTAACGTGAAATACCGTTATGAGTTTACGGACACGCTGGGGCTGGTGACGTCATTCAGTTATGCCAATGCCAAAGATGAGCAAAAAACGCATTACAGCGATACCCGCTGGCATGAAGATTCAGTGCGTAATCGCTGGTTCAGCGTGATGGCGGGGCCGTCTGTACGCGTGAATGAATGGTTCAGTGCTTATGCGATGGCGGGTGTGGCTTACAGCCGTGTTTCGACTTTCTCCGGGGATTATCTCCGCGTAACTGACAACAAGGGGAAAACGCACGATGTGCTGACCGTAAGTGATGACGGTCGCCACAGCAACACGTCTCTGGCATGGGGGGCTGGCGTGCAGTTTAACCCGACCGAATCCGTGGCCATTGACCTTGCTTATGAAGGTTCCGGCAGTGGCGACTGGCGCACTGAAGGTTTCATCGTGGGTGTCGGTTATAAATTCTGATTAGCCAGGTAACACAGTGTTATGACAGCCCGCAGATTCTGGCGGGCTTTTTTGTGGAGTGGATATGGCAGCAGTAAAAATCTCTGGTGTGCTGAAAGATGGTGCGGGAAAACCAATACAAAACTGCACTATTCAGCTCAAAGCAAAGCGTAACAGTACCACGGTACTGGTGAACACGGTGGCCTCTGAAAATCCGGATGAAGCCGGACGTTACAGCATGGATGTCGAGTATGGCCAGTACAGCGTCGCCCTGCTGGTTGAAGGTTTTCCGCCTTCACATGCCGGGACCATTACCGTCTATGAAGGTTCCAGACCAGGTACGCTGAATGATTTTCTCGGTGCCATGACGGAAGATGATGTCATGCCGGAGGCATTGCGTCGTTTTGAGGCAATGGTGGAAGAAG